TCGGTGCCAGCCCATGTTCTAACGGGACTTACTTCGTATCCGACGGGAACGTTCATAAATACGAAGCAAGCGTGGAAGCATGGAGCTGCTCCGGCATTGTAGAGATATGTTGGGAGCACCACTGCGCGATTAAGCTCCCATGGAATACCTTGGAGAGGTCCTTTGAGATCTCTCTCTCATAGAGAACCCTCATTAGACCCGTAGCCGGATCTTCGAATACGAGATCTCGTCTAGGATCTGTATGGTCTCGTCGGACCATTGGATAAGTCGGAATTACAAGCGTGGAAACCCTACTCGGATCTTCACTAGCCCGGGCCGTCCTATCCAAATATGTAGTCACCCTGAACGCATCAATGTGACTGTCTACGAATAGACCGAATTTGCTACCGATAGGTAGTTCGAGAATACGCTTGAAGTTCTCGAGACCTTCGACCTCACGCGACATCAGAGACACCTCCCACGTAGCACACGAAGATGGGTGCCTTCAGCGACTGGGTCCGGACCATCTCAAGCTTCTTCGGCTCCTTGATGAACAGAACGTTCACGTCGAACATCTCGGGTGCGGTGCTCGAAAGAAGATATTGCGGTAGAACCACATGGGTAGGGCCGTGCACTTCCCACGACTCCCAAGAAAGAACTCGCTTGATCCCCTCACGATCGTGGAATTCGAAATCGGGATCTACCGAACGAATGGTTTCAGAAATGATCTGAGATCCACGTCGGAAGCTATACCGTCTCTTGTATTCCTGAAGTAGTGGGTCTCCGAACGGGTCTCCGACAACTTTGGTTTCGATCTCAAGGCTTCCACCCGTGCTGGAAAACCTCGAGCCAAGATAGTCGGCGAAAGCGGAAAGCTCCGCGTTGGAAAACGTGTCTCCGTAGACAGCCCAACCGAGAGGCCGAAGTGTCTCGAGAACATTGCAGAGATTCTCGAATGAGAATACCTTACAGTAGCGATGGATGGGTTTGCCGATGATGGCCATTGTTGCTCCTTCTATGTGAAAAAACCTATAACCCGTGTTAGGGGTTATAGGAGTGAGTTGGGTTGGTCTGGTGGATCAGTGAACCTTGGGCGGGTTCCAGACGAGGCCTTCGATCTCAGTGTAGACATCGCCGTATGTGGCTACCATAGCCTTGCGGAGGGCAATGGTAAGCAGGTTAGAGGCGATGACACTACCGAGAGCGATGAGGGCAACGGTGGTGGGCTTGAAGGTCATGGGAGTTCCTTTCAGAGTTGGTAAGTCTTCTCATTATAGCCCGTGTAAATCATGCGACCTCGAAAACCTATAGCCCTTGTTAGGGGCTAAGAGGTTTTTAGTTGGTGAGAGCGTTGGCATCGTAAACGTCAACGGCTACCTTGGTGAGCTTGATTGCAACACTGTTGATCGTGTAAGCGATGGCGAGTGCGGTGGCAACAGAGGTCAGCATGAGTAGTCCTTAGGATTAGATGGGCTGGTTTCTTCTCATTATAGACCTTGTAATTTGTGCGACCTCCAAAAGCTTATAGCCCTTGTTAGGGGCTATAAGCTTTCAGATCTTATACGAACTGAGGAAATTCTTGTACGCGGTAGAGTACATGGAGAGCTGCTCTTCGCGGTACCGATTGTGCTCTTCGCGAAGATAACGAATCTCAATATCTTTCTTCTTGAGTTCGTCCTTCTTCATGAGGAGCTTGAAAATCAGGTAAGCGCAGAACATGGTCAGCATGAGGGCGATGGCGTGCATGATGATTCCTTTCGGAGTATGTATATGTCTCATTATACACCATGTAATTCATGCGAAAACCTATAACCCTTGTTAGGGGTTATAGGAGTGAGAATTAGTAAGCGAAACGGAAGGATTCTTCGAACTTCTCGCGAGGCGTCAGAGTGTCGTCATTCCGGATGGCTCGAATTGCTTCGAGGCGGTTCCTACGCATAAACCGAACGGTGTAATCACAATTGATGTCCATTCGGATAATACGCAACCACCTCCACAGCAATACGAGCGTACAACCGAGTACGAACGAGAGCGCGCAGGAGAGGATGAGCATGATGGGTCCTTTCAGAGTTGGTAAGTCTTCTCATTATAGGGCTCGTTTTTCATGCGAAAACCTATAACCCTTGTTAGGGGTTATAGGAGTAGAATCTAGTTCTTCAGGGAGTCTTCGTATCGAGCCAGGTCGTAAGCGAGCTTACGGTGCTCGGACATGATGTCTGATTTTATCTGTTCGAGTTCACGATCGAGATTTTTTCTAGTGACATTCTTCAGATAGAAACCGACACCAATGAGGAGCACGTTCAGCGTAGCAAAGATTGCGGGGACGATGAAATACATGATGAGTCCTTTCAGAGTTGGTAAGTCTTCTCATTATAGACCCTGTAATATGTGCGAAAAACTTAAGAACCCCTGTTTTTTAGGAGTCCTTAAGTTTTTGGTCTAGAGGCGGATCTTAGTGATGAATCCGACAGCCTTAGACGCAAGCGGACGCAGTTGCTCATAATTAAGCACGGTCAGGATGCCTGCGATCGAACAGACTGCACCGATAATCGAGTCTCCAGACGGGACCAGGCGACGAGAAACCGGGTCGGGCTTTTCGTTGATCTGGTGGATCGTCTTGAGGTTTTCGATGGCGATGGTCGTCTTAGGATCGTCAGCACCCAAGCTGTAAACTTGATTGATGAGGTCCTGCTCGATGTCGTCGAGGGTGAGGTTTTCATCGGTCATGAGATATCCTTTCTGTAGATCTCATTATACCCCTAGATTTTCTTGCGCATCACATGTCAGGACTTTCCTGCACTCGCAGAGTCATAGTCCCGTTGTTCAACACGTCTTCAGTAGGTGTAGTCAGCGCCGCGTACGTCTCCTTGGTATTAGGATTGACGTGAAGAACTCCGTCCGGGGACGGTTGGTACATCGCCGAGGAAATCCCGATGAACGCGCCCAGAAGGGTGTCGAACGCCAGGATCGTTCCGCCGACCTCCGTGATGTAGGACCAGCCCCACAGTGACGCGATGGTCGTGTAGAACGTGCCGATTGCGGGAATTGCAATCAGCGCGCAATACTTGAGAATGTTGTATACCTTGTCAGTCATCGTCTTCCTTTCGACGAATCGGGAGGTTCGTGACCTCCTTGAAAATCTTCTCCGCGAGACCATTGCCCCCGAAGACTGCATAGGGCGAATATAGGTACTTGATGAAGTCCTCATACTCGTCCTTGGTGACGTATCCACGGTCGAGATACTGCATACCCTGCTCGATAATCTGGTTATGAGCAAGGCCCAGCATCAGCTTAGTGGTGGCGTCGTTCTTGTCTGACTTCTTGCTGAAGTAGACCCAGAGTCCATTTGAAGAAATGAGAGCTACGGCGACGGAGATCAAGACTTGCAGCCATGGATCCATAAATATAGCTCCTTTCGTGAACTACATTACCGCACGAAGACGTACGGACACACCCCGTGTTGCACGCTGTAGGTCGACATGATCATGCCTTCGTTCTTGCGAACGCAGCCGAAGTAGTTCTTGGACACTCGGGCGTGGAGCCAGATACCCACAGTGTCGGGAAGCTGAGGTGTCCAGCCGTAGCGGAACGCAGCGAACTGCTTGGTAGACGTCGTCTGAGTAGACCACTGCTCGTTCGCCAGAGTACTGACGATGCGAGTTCCGAACCAGTCGATCTCCGTAGGTAGGACGATCTTCTTCTTGAGACGCGCGTAACCGGTAGGACCGCCGATACGCATAGCCTCCCAGCTACCGTTCTCCCAAGCGCCCTCGAACGAGACGATGTGTTCGAGAATATGCGACGCGCCGAAGACCGCCTCAAACTTGTACAGCTGCCACCCGTCCAGGTGCGTGTAAATATGTGTGTTCTGCATAGCGACGTTAGAGTCGCTCGTGAGCATCTCCGCCTGGCCGATACTACGGTCAGGCATGATGGTCAGGTAGGTGGACGGAAGGTCCTGCATGGTCTGGTTGGCAGCCTCGAAGTCGACGATCGTCCACTTGATACCGTCCTTCTCCCAGTAGTCACCAAGCCAGATATCAGTCAGGGTACCATTAGCTACAGCAGCCTGCTGCTCGGCAGTGTAGCGACTACCGAGGTTCTTACCTCGCCAGATGGTCTTATGCATCTGGGGAACCGACTCGAAGAACTTGTAGACAGCCTCTCCGGCCTTAACGGTCTTGGTTCCGCGAGTGCCATCCGTGATCAGAAGGTCGTCAGGCAGAACAGTGTCTGCCTTAGGATATGCGTCAAACTTTGCCATGCTATCATCCTACGATAATGCCAGTAATCACCGGCTGAAGAGTTGTGGTGTTCAGGACTCGGTCAGCCCCGATGGAAACCAGCTTCGAGTCGATGACCGAAGCGGTAGTGATATTCGACGGGGTATGGCACGCAACTCCAGGAAGAGGAATATGCGTGACATTCTCCTCTAGAGGACTCGGATACCCGATCTCTGCGAGAGTCAGTGGGAAGAACGGAGCGTTCGTACACACCACCCCATTAGGTCGGCGAATGGTGGACTGCTTCGTACGGAGACTCCTGAGATTGGGGTCATTGGTGATCCGCTGTCCTACTCGAACCGATTCTGTAGCCACCTGCTGAGAGGTGGCCGTGAGATTCGAGTAGGGGATGACCACGAGGATAACGTGATCCGAAGAAACCCCCGGAGCAATTCCGAACCCGCCAACAACGATCTTCCCCGCGCCAGGCAGATCCCAATAATCGCCCAGGAACAGGTCAGAATATGTGTGGTTGTTGAGCGTCTGAACCGCACGGGTGTCGAACGTACCCTTGTTCTCCATTCGGACCACTGTGTTATGCTGGGTAAGGCCACCGGGACGAATAAGATCCGTCCATGCGAACTGTCGACCGACAGCCGCATTCGGAGCACCACCGATCTTGTCTGCCTGAATTGCACGGGTACCGGAAGGTCCATCAATCAGAAGGTAGTCTCCCGCAGATACGGCAGTTGCCTTAGGCAGGTCTCGAACTCGAGACATTACGCCCTCCTATATACGATCTTGCCGAGAATCGGCTGAGAATTGCTGTCCAGGATCGACGAACCAGTGTGGTCCTCGATGGTGTCGAAGCGCATCGTGCCACTCGAATCGTCACCGAGACGCTGCTTCAGTTCGATAATCTGAGCAGCCATAGCGCTAACGGCGTCGCCACCGATCATGCCCTGAATATCGTTGAGAAGGGCGTAGGCCTCGTTGCGCATAGCCGTAGTGGCTTCATTGTACGCAGCCTGAGCCTCAGCCTTCTGCTCGTTCATGGTACGATCCCAGCGAGCGAAGATTTCCGTGGCATTGATCGTCTGAAGCGGACCAGTCACCCATGGCGTATCACCCGTGCCGATAAGGTAGGTGATGTTCCGGGTCTCGATCTTCTGGGAACCGGAGTTACGGAAGATGTCTGCGATCGGATACTGGTAAACGCCAGCGTCTCGAAGCATCGTCTTTCGACGAGGGGTGCTCGCTCGGTCACCTTCAACGACCTTGATGGACGCCCGTCGGTTCTGAGTGCGGGTATCCACCTCGATGACAATGGTGTCGATGCGGTTTGTGAGGACGTCGGCCGACGCAAGGTCCAAACGGATCGGTGCGTCGTTCCAAATCCACACATGTCGGAACCAAGCCCTACCGGAGCCAATCTCGACAGTGTTTCCACCGGCGGGAACGACCTTGAACTTTTCTCCGACAGAGGCGAAGACTCCATCCACGATAACGCCGTCGAAGATTGCACCGAACTGCTCGGCGCTGTACTTCCGGTCACCGTTGATGGAGTTAAAAAAGCCTGAAGTTACTGCCATTTTGACTCCTAAGACTTCGTACTGTCTTGCTTGAATGTTGGATAGAACTTGACCTCTGAGTCATCCTGCGATTGGATGAACTCAATGAGGCGAGTAGGCACGTTAAAGCCGTTCGCATCCTGAATCTGCACGAGATCGCCGATGTTGTAGTCCTTGCCGTAGACATACATCGTATGCTCGGATGTTTCACCGTCGAACTCGATGAGATGCTGGTTCTCAGACTTGTTCAGTTTCGAGGTACCTTCTTCACGGAGGTTGGCACGAACTGTGGCCTCAGGAATCGTGTTGTTGTCATCATCCTTATCGCGCACGGAGGATGCATTGATGAAGACTTCTCGACGATTCCAGCCTGAGGTAGCTCCACTCGATACGGTTTCGTACTTTCGATCCGCTCCCTCACCAGGACCACCCACCAGAGCCACCGTCTTCAGGGTAGTGATATCGGAAGCGTATCGCCCTGAGATTAGGTTGTCGAACTTCGGCGAGAAGACTACGAATGGGTTCGCGTTCTGGTTGTAAGAGCGGTTAACACCCTCTTCCAGACGGACCCTGATTCGTCCAGGACTGTCGTATAGGAATGCGATACCAACGTGATGCTTGGCTATGAGCTCTGTAACAGCTGTATACAGGTTGTCACCCGTGTGCTGAACGTCAACCCAGGTCTTAGCCATCGTGCCAACGTTGTTGTCTTCCCATACGAGCCGCCCCATAGCTCGATTCGGATCGGATGGGTTGATCATGTTCTCCACGATCATGAGACGGATCGCTTCGTGTAGGCTTGTGCGATATCTACGCATACCCCAGATGATTCGACGAGCCATGAGGTACTCGAGACTACGTCCCGAGATAGTCATGATCGATCCTTCATCTGCGTCGGAGCTGATGACGATCTTCTCGATCATCATGATCCGATTTGACATGGAGTTCCACACGTATCGACCAATATGGATCTCGAAGTGGTTACTCCCCGTAAGAGGAAGCTTGATTGTGAAATCTCCGGCCTCGTAGAATCGATCGGTCCAGATGGCGCTCTTGAAATTATCAATAACGTGTACCTGATTGAAGTTTTCGTCTAGAATACGGAATTCCATATCAGATACTTTCGTAGAGGTTTTCGAACGAGATGATGGCCGAGACGTTGTCAATTCCTGTGTCGGCTCGAACCGTGATCAGGTTGTCGCCGGGAGTCAGGAAAATCCAATCGGAATCCTTGTCGAGGGCGCTTAGTGCGTTATACACGTTACCATCTCGATACGCCTTAACGTACTTGTCACCGACGCCTGAAGAAATGCTCAGACGGTCACCAGCTCGGATGGTAGACCCAAGAAGGCGAGAGATCTCGTTAGTGTCGATGTTGATTCGAGTCTGAGTTGTGGTGTTATAGAGCTTAACACCGGATGCAGGACCGAGGAACTGAATATCCACGATGGTGGAAGCATCAGCGTCGCCTTCATAGACCACCACAGTCTCACCTGTAGAGGTCATCTCACCAAATATAAGAGTCGGCGAGTCGGAGTTTGGATCTTGGAACTCAAACTCAAACGAAGGTGTAGATGTGGTGAATCGAACCGAGTTCTTACCCTTTGCGGGGTCTCGGAGTCTGAAGAACGGATTCGGACATACGATTGTGAGGTCTGCACCCTCACTATTTGAGAAGATGTCAATCTCGTTCTTCTCGACATGACCTGTAATGTAGGTATGCCGATAATCTGTAATGAAGTCAAGCGTAATCGGGTGCTTGACACGGAAGTAACGAAGTAGCTTGTGCCGAACTGCTTCGATGTCGGAGCCCAGGAACTTGAGATTTAGCTCGATGTCTCGAGACTTAATCCTCGAAGAATTGAAGAGGGCCCCGTCCGACGTCGCGAAGTTGACCGTGTTGATTGTACCTTCGGCCGGCCCCAAGCCGGAAGCACCCGTTACAGCGATGCCTCCGGCCCAGGGATTGGCCAGGTCCAGTTCAACTGAGTCACCCTTCGCATTGGTTGCGATGATGGTGTAGATCATACTCTTGCAATCCTAGAGATTGAAGACTTTGTCTGACGGTAGATCTCTACCTCGTTCAAAGCCTTCGGCGAGTTGTTGTACTGGTTGAACACGACAGTCTTCTGACTGCCATTTTGACCACCTTCACTCGAAGATTGGGCGCTGATTCCCGACGCAGCGTTCTGAACGCCACGGAAGGACTCGTTACCAAACATCGAGCGCAGGTCGTCAGCCCCTGCCTTGGCCTCAGAGAGGTCCAGGACGGGAGTGATGACCGGGTTGATGTCATCGGAGATCTCATCCATGTCAATGGACTCGATGATGCCACGGAACGCTTCGTCAAACTCTTCGGCCGTTCGAGTAACCGCGTCCACGGCGTTAACCGCAGTGTCGGTCCAACCAATCTCCAGGCCCTTGGCAGCCCAGTGACCAGTTTCCTTGAACTTCTTGGAAGGAGAGTTGACTTTGAGTTCCGCATTTGCGGCCGCTAGCATTGCTGCTGCGGTCGATCGGGCCATCTCAACAAGAGCCGCTCGCTGGTTTGTGAAACCGATGCGAAGGCCCTCGGCCATCCAGTAACCAGTCTGCATTGCAGACGAGTATACGGAATTACTCAGGTTTGAGAGGCCTGAGGAGAGGGCACTCATCATGTCCATGACCAACATATTGATCGACATGCGAACCATGCTGCTGATTCGCGTAATGGCTAGCGAAATATGGTTGGCGAGGGCCATCATACCCGCATAGACCAACGGCTGACCGAGGGCCATGCGGCTGACAAACGTCATGAACATAGTCATGACAAACGTCGTCATTGCGACAGTGATCTGAGGCGTTGCCGCCTGCAGACCCGCCACAATGTTGGTAACCGTCTCCGAACCCAGCGACTGGAACATCACTGTGGACATGAGAATCATCGGAATGCATGAAGCTATCGCTAGTGAGATTCCCATGAACGCACTCGACACCGTGGACCCAAGGGTGGTCGCAGTAGTCATAAGTGTTGCCGCTGAAGTGGCAAAGCTTGTGACTACGGGTTGCATCCTTGTCAGTGCAGCATTCAGCTGATCGATACCGGATGAGAACCCCTTACCGAGAAGCGGCGCAACCGCCGCAGCAGCCAAACCGCCGATCGCAAACGCCAACAATCCGATGCCCGCCATGGCGATACCGATGCCGAACATCATCATGCCAGGAGCAGCAATAGTCGCCGCGCCACCGATAGCCGTGATCGCTGCCGCCAACTTGGTGGTAGCAACCACGCCGATCTGGTCTGCCTGATTGATCGCCTGGATGAACGGCTTGATAGCGCCCGTCATGATTCGCATGCCAATACCACCCATGAGTAGACCGGCGCCCATCATGAGTAGACCGGCCCCAAGAGCAAGCGCTGCCGGAGCAGCTGCAAGACCTGCGACGGCGAATGCGATCAAAGCTACTGTCATTTTGCCGATTGACGACCAGGCCACGGCTCCTGCCGAGATTAGAGCCGCGACTAGCATTCCCATACCGACGCCGAGCGCCAAGACACCAACGCCGGCAAGGAGACACGCCAAACCCATGGCAGCAATGACTGCCACAAGGACCAGAAGCCCTAATGCTGCGCCTTCTGCGGCATAACCCGCGATGATGAGCACCGCAAGAGCGGCTGCCATCGCGATAATACCGATCGCCAGAGCTTCGGGTCCCATCGCAACGAGCATCTGCAAGCCAAATGCCAGAGCAATGACTGCTATAGAGAGCAGAAGGATAGCACCGGCGCCAGCAAGTGAATCTTCCGCCAGTGTAGCAATCAGAGCCATGTAGCCAACCGCGACCATCAGCGCCAGAACCGACGTAACAACACCTTCCATGGGAAGTTCCGCGATCTTAGCGATTGCGAGGGCCACAATATACATGGCGGCAGCAAGTCCCAAGAACGACAGAGCGACTTCCACCAGTTCGGTGGCGTTCTCTAGCTTAGACATTGCGAGCATCATGATACCCATGGCCGCCATGACTATTGCGACTGCGATACCGCCCTGAATAAGTGCTCCCTGGTCGAGGGATCCTAGAGCGATGATGCTGTTCGCGATAGCGTTGACCGCCTTTGCGATTCCTAAGAATGCGCCTGCCTTAAACGCAGATTTGACGCCGTCTTCCTTTTGGGAGACCTTCATCAACACGCCCATGCCGGCCATGATCATCAGAACCGTGGCGGTACCGGCCGCAATCTTATCCTCACTAAGGGTGGCGAGCTTCGCAATGACGTATCCGATCGCCGCGATGGCGATAGCCACCGCAACGAACATCAACATGCTACTCGCCTTCACGGACTTCAGCTTAGAGAAGTTCATGAAGATACCAAGTGCGAACAAGATGATCATTGTCGAGAGAAGGCCCTGTTCTAGGTTCTTCTGTCCGAGCTTTCCAAGTTGAGCAACGGACTTACCCAGAATATACACAGCTGCAGCCACGCCGACCATAGCCAATAGAGGACCTGCTTTGGCCTTTTGAGTCTTCATTAGACGACTCATGAGTCCAAGAGCCACGGTTAGCCCTGCGATGACGCCGCCGGCGACAGCCATCTTATCGACGGGTATGTCAGCGATCTTGGCGACCGCCTTGGCAAGGATGTATACTGCGGCAGCCATGATCAGTAAGACAAGAATCTTCTTCGCAAGGCTCTTGGCACCCGAAAGCACTCTCGTCATGCTAACGAGAGCGATCAGAAGCGTGGTGACTGCAGTTGTCGATGCAATCAGAGACTCCGTAGGAACCTTGGCAAGGTTCTTAGCTGCCACCGAAAGGACGAACACGGCCACCGATAGCGACACTAGAGCCGTCGACATCACAGCGACCTTCTTAGGATCCTTGGTATACTTATCCATGGCTGCAAGTCCACCGACAAGTGCCGCAAGAGCTACGCCAACCGCAGTTGTAGAAACCGCGATGTCCTTCAGCGGAATTAGCGACAGAAGGAAAATAGCGCCGGCAAGGATCGCAATAGCCTTAGCGATGTTGATGATCGCCTTGGACTTGAGCTCAGTCTCATAACCCTTGATTGCATCTCGAACCGAGTCTAGAAGCCCAGCGAAGCCGTTGCCGACCCTCGTGAACGCCTGGAATACGTTCGCGAGTCCGTCGAAGCTCTTAATGATGCCTACGACCAACCCACCGACACCACCGGCCGCAAGACCCTTGGTCAGGATCTCGCCGATGGAAATGCCCTTGAGCCACTCGACAAACTTGTTAATGGTCTCCTTAATTCGGGTCCAGATATTGGCGAGAGTGTCCTCATTGAAGTGAGTACTGAAGAAGTTCGAGATCGCGGTCTTCGCAGAGGTAAGCGCGTTCTTAACCTTCGTTATGGATTCCTGCCATTTTGAAGCGAACCCTTCACCGCCGTCAGCACCGGAAAGTCCGGCAGCCCACGTCTTGAAGAAATCCATGAATTCCTTCACGGCTTCAGTGATAGTCGGCTTCAGGTGCTCCAGTTGCTGGTCCAGGAAGTCGAAGAAATTGTTGATCTGTTCGATCGACTTCGCTGCAAGGTCCGCAATGCCGGTCCAGCTAGCAAGCTTCTCTCCGACACCATCGAGACTATCGATGACGCTACCGATGGGCAGCATGTCGAGCGCCTTCCGAACCGTTTGCATGGCTCGACTAACCCCGGCGCTCATGACTCGGAATCCTGCGGAGACCGTGTCAACAAACACCTTCAGGAATGCGAAGACCGTCTTAGCAACGATCCCGAGTCGCCTCAAGCTTTCTTCACTAGGCTCGAGAGCCTTCATGAAGTTCTTAAAGCCTTCAGAGATCGTCTTGAGGTTTTCAGCAGCGATTGGCGGGAAGATTTCCTTGAACGCCTTGCCGATCGTGCCGATAATACTCGACACACTGTTAAACGCGGAAGCAAGACCATCGATGATGTCCTTACGACCCCCGAGATCCGCCCATCCCTGAAGAAGAGCGTTTCGAGCATCAGACATTCCGTCGATCATCGGACTGATCACGTTGTTGATGTTGGTGAAGAGTTCGGAAGCCTCGTCGAAGTTTCCGAGGAGGATCTCGAACGTCTTCGCCCATCCGGAACCAATGGTTTCCTGGATCGTTCCAATAAGCTGTGTGAAGGTTCGAACCTTCGTCGCGGCTTCTTCGGCATTCTTCTGCTGGATCTGGAACTGCTCGATCTGTGCGTCCGTAAGGCCCATCTCAGCCATGGCAGCGGCGTCAATATCACCAGCCATGATCTGAAGATACTTCGACATGACGTCAGCGGTCAACCAGCCCTTAGAGAGGCTGTCGTTAAAGTTCTCCTGAACCTTTTCAGCCGAAGTTCCACTAGAAGAAAGGGTTCCCATCGCATCTGCGATCTGGATTAGACCTTCCTGCATGTTCTTGTTACCCATGCCAGCGTTCGTAAGCGATCGCCAGTCCATGAGCTTAATGGTACCTGCCGAAAGAGCCTGAGAAAGCTGGTAAGCAGCATTAGCTGCCGCCGAAGAGGTGGTACCCGAAGCCGCAGCAGCGTTCGAGAAACCCTTAATCATCGACGCCGATTCCTCAACGCCAAGACCCGCGTTCGTGAAGAGACCGATATTGTGGGTCATCTCCGCGAAGTTGTAGATGGTCTTGTCCGCATAGGTATTCAGCGTGTCCAGAGCATCTGTAACCTGCGAAAGGGTAGTGCCCTTCGATGCGGTGTTAGCCAAGATGGTCTGGATGGAACCCATCTTAGTTTCGTACTCACCAAAACCGTCCATAATGGGCTGCATTGTGAACGAGTTAAGGAGAGTTGCTCCGGTAGAGATAGCCTTAGCTGCGATGTTTCCAAGAGCTACCGCAGCAGTTGTGGCCAGGAAGCTGAACTTCTCAGCGACTGCCTGAGGAGCATCTGCAAGAGCGGAAAGGTTGAACCGAGAAGCTCGAGACTCGATGTCGTCGAGACCCTTGGTTCCGTTCTTCATCTGAAGAGCCTTGTTCAGCTGTTCCAGGGACTTCTGTGATTCGCCGACGCCCTTCGAGAACTGGACGTTGTCGAACTTAAGGCTTACGACCTTGTCCTCGATTGAGGTCGACATTACTTCACCGCCCTTTCAATGGCTTGTTCAATCTCTTTGAAGACCGGCCGCATAGCCGGATTGATGTAGTCGGTACCCTGAATGTAGCCTCCGGTACCGGTACCATGACCGTATTGGATCCCTACAGCTACAGAGTATCCGTTTTCGACGTCGGTGTTATACCACTCAATTTCAAGGTATCCCGAACCCTTAGTGATTCGGTAATCCCATGACTGAGCGGCCAAACCGCTATCGACGGGGGTGGCTGCGGCCAGGGCAGCTACTCCTTGACGGCCTAGTGAGTTGAGATTACTCACTAGATCGCCTTTGGCTAGTTTGTTCAACCACCGTTCCGTTTTGGAGTAGCTGCCCCTGACCACAAATGATGCCATTTTGACATCAGCCCCAGAGAGTGCCCGCCTTGAGGGCATCCTGGAGAGCAATGCCAGTGCGAAGGCCGAAGTAGCCATCACACGTGAGATCGTAGCCCAGGCCACGGAGATGCCACTGAAGGGCCGTGATGGTCTCGACACCAGCGATACCGTCGACCTCGCACTTCAGCTTATCCTGGAGAGCTTCGATGACTGCGGAGCCCGATTCGGGGTCGCGCACCCATTCCCAACCAGTGCCGGCGGCCGGGAAGTAGTCCTCGTTGTCGATGTCCTGATCAGAGACGATGCCGTCGGCAGGAGTTCCGAGAGATGCCTGGAGCGCGTACGTAACCGCACGACCCCAGTAACCGTCAGTCATCGCATTTGCGTCACTGGCGGGAGTGTCTTCCTCAGTGCCGCCCTCAGTGCCCCAATCAGGGCGAAGGACACAGTCAATGCCGTAGTAGCGCTGACGACGCCAGACACCGTTACCGGCAGACTGAGAACCCGCGTTGGACGAGGAGGTGTTACCCTCGATGGTCTGCAGCCATCCACCACCGAGGTTTGCTTCGACGATACCGACATGGTCGGTAACGCCATCTTCGTCCCAATCGTATAGGACGACGTCGCCGCGCTGAGCGTCTTCGATGGAGACCTTGCGCATACGGCCCTTGGTAACGTCGGTGTTGTAGGAGAAACCTCCAATAGCACCGACCATACCGGCCATGTCGAAGACCATCGAGACGAAGCACATGCACCAATAGATGGATGTGGAAGGCCCGGCAAGCCAGGGCTGACCCATCTTATTGGCGCAGTAGCGACCTGCCTCCGAGCCCGGTTCCGGGTCGTCAGGGGCGTAGTAGCCGATTCGGTAGGCGGCGTGGTTGAGAACCTCGTCGATCTTACTCATTAGGACACCTTCCCTTCGAAGATTTCGCGTTCGGCATCCTCGTGGGGATCCTGACCGGGCGCAATCTGCGCGTCGGCGGGAATCTGGGGGTCATTCGTACCCATTATCCACTACTTCCTGCCCGAGCTCGTCGGGCTCTATTCAGTGCGGCACGCTGCGAGGCAGCGCTCTTAGCGTTTGTCTTCTGACCCGCACTCTGCTTTGCGTTACAGATTCGGATCAACATTAACAAACGGTTCAGGTGCCACTCCTCAGCCTCAAACGGAATCTGGAATGCCACCATATAGTAGTAGATCAGGTCTGAAGTCATCTTTTCAGAAGACTTAGCCTGACCTGGACGCGAAAGCATGGTCGAGGCAGTCATCGGGTCCGAGATATAAGCCTTAATAGACTCAACCTGCGGACGAGTAAGCCGATCCAACATGGCGGGAACGTCTTGTTGACCCTCGGCCATGCAGTTCACGTAATCCAACACCTCTTCAACCGAGGACGGAGGACGATCAACGAAGGATCTCTTCCATTTTGATTCCCAGCGTACAACCGATAGGAGGTTGTGCATAAGCGTTAGCTGGGCAGCCGGGAGAGTCGTGAACTCCTCCGTCTCTCGGTCGAACAGGTCGTGCTCGTGGAAGTCGAGCACTAGAACGAGGTTACTCACGCGAGCAGCGCGAGGACCTCATCCGGGGTGAGCAGCGTGGGCTGCCCGGACTCATCACCGTAGAGTTTGGCCTCGATCTTCTTGAGCTTCTCGGCGTTGACCTTGGTAGAGTCGATGATGAGCTCCGCGGTGGGCTTGTGGCCCTTGACCGGGACGGGGGTCGTACTGCACTCCCACGAGAACGTGATGGCCTCGGGAGAGTCGGACACCGTCGCGTAAGCACGCTCGGAAGGAGCCGCGGTCGCGTTGTAGACGATGTGAAGCTTGTAGCCGGCCTCAGAATCCTGGTCGTTGCCGACCTTGGTCTTGTAGGAGAACGCGAACTTGGCGCGCTCCTGCTGGCCGATGAAGACGCCTTCGGCGATAGACGCGGTACCGTCGCACTCGGCGAACTCGTCCGGGTACGTCACCGCTTCGATGGTGAACTTCATCTCTTCCGCGCTGATGAGGTCGAGGTACTTGATGTTGTCGGCGTAGACCGCGTTGGATTCTGCGCCCTCGGGAGACATGGTCACGGTCGTAAGACCGTTCCAGGCCACACCGTTCTTGTAGTTCTTGGTGATCTTGTCGTACTTGTACAGCACACCATTGTTCACGCCAGTTTCGTAGACGTGCTCGCCGGTCTTGTCCCAGATAAGTGCCGTCATGGTCACTCCTTAACGTCGTAGATGTTGAACACGAAGTGGTTCAACGTATCTGTAGTGTAATGTCGTTCGAACTCAGAGTGGACCATCGACGCAAGTGCATCGACCATCGGATCGTCTGGGTTCTTGGTGATGAGCTTCACCTGGTAGCGCCGAGTCTTAAGATATACGCCATTATCGGCGCGTTTCTTCACAATCCGGTCGAGCTCATATACGATACACGGGTATCCCATTGAGACATTCGACGGAGGTTGGAAATAGGCTCGGCAGCCTAGTTTTTCGAGTCTATTGTGAAAGTCGCTACGCATTGTAGGGACCCCCAACAGTGACTAGAATCCTAGGAGGTTGAAGCTCAACCGAGGTGGCGGCCCAATTGACGTTTCGCCAACGGATGTAACGAATGTTGAGGAAGTTGTCAAGTGTGTACGGGTCCGCGATGAATGAGAACGTGTTACCCATGGAGAGCCCCGGAACCACGGGAGATGAATTCATACGTCGGGTAAGACGAATGAGATCTCCACGACAGTTCCGGGGCTCGATGGACTCTGTGAAGACTCCGGGTGACATCTCCCATTCCGTAGCGATGCCGACTTGCCCGGAGAACTTCATCAGGCAGCCTGAGCCGGCTTACCGGTGACGACCATGGCCGACTTAACCTTCGTGAGCGCACCCGAGACACGCGTCTCCAGCAGATACTTCTGCTGGTTGAAATCAATATCGAAATCGTCGAACATGGTGACTTCGCCACCCTTATCCGTACCGACATTGTAGTCGGACAGGTTGACGATGATGGCCAGAACGTCCTTGTCGTTCGCTGCGCCGGTCTTCAGACCCTTCATCTGAGGAACGTCGATGATGGCCGTGACACCAAGACGATCCGCGAGCGCCTGCTTCGTCGGGTACAGGTAGTGACCCATCTTGTCCTTGAGCAGGAGCATGTCGGTCACGAAGGACTTTGCACAGAACAGGGTCGGCGTGCCGGTGCCCTCCAGGTCGTCCTGAGCACGAATGAGTTCATCGATGATCTGGTCGACAGACTTACCGGAGCCGAGATCCTTCTTGATGCAGTAGAGGTCATCCTCCTTGAGGATGGGTCGGATATTCTCCTCGTTGACCTTGTACGGATCGGAGTTGGAGCGACCATCGCCAATGAGGATGGCGCGGGCGAGTTCCTCGTCCAGCTTGTTGCGCATCTCAGCCTTGACCCAGGCGATGACGTCGAAGTCGGTGATGTCCAGCAGATCATCACGGTCAAACTTCTGCATCTTGTAGATCGTCGTCGGGCCGGTGACGCGCTTCAGAAGCTTGAAGACCTCTTCCTTCTTGCGCGAACCGGTGATGTAACCCTTGGCTCGGGCCTCATCCGCAGTGATGTCAGCCTGCATCGACTTGATGCGGGTGAAGGGCGTGTGGTGCGTGCCGTTCAGAACCGGCTTGACCCAAGACTGATCGCGGTCGATGAAGGCCGGCGGGACGTCGAGGTTCTTGGCGTCGGGGAACAGAAGGTCGATGTTGGAAATACCGTAGGTCTTCTCGGCGTGAGCGATGTCGGCGTGCGAGAGGCCGTTGGACTCAGCGATCGTCATGAAGACATCTCGCATGGAGTTGGCCTTAGTGCGGACGGCATCCTTGAAGGCGGTGTCAATGGTGGAGTGATACAGGGTATCGCCCTCGTTGGGCGTACCATCGTTCTCGAAGATGTTTGCGTGTGCCACGGGGGCTCCTTCCTTGTTGGGCTCCGAATTCTCGGGCTTCATTTCTCCCTCAGCGGCCTTGGCGATGAGGAAATAGAGAACTTCCTTCTGATCGTTGTTCATGGACTCGACGATGTCCTTAATCGTCTTGCCTTCAGAAGTTCCCTCGGTCTTGTCAGCCGGCTTGTCAGCTGGCTTCTCGGGGGTGTCTGCGTGTGCGAGGTGTTCGCCGGTCATAATATACGCCTCATCCGTTGCTTCGTAGGTGCCGTCGCCGTGGGCGAGAGCGATGTTTTCGATCTTGGCGCCGGGATTAGCGCCGGACAAGACCAGAGAAACCTCGACGATGTTGCCGTGCTGGACATCCCCACCACTCTGGGTGAGGTTGTTGGCGTAGATCGACATAGAGTCGACATCACCATGCTTGAGCAGCTCCCGAGCATTGTTTGCAGCGGGAGTGTCGTTGAAGTAGCCGTAAGCGTAAACGCCTTCGGCTCGGTTTTCCAGTCGGACGTGGCCAAGAACGTTGTTGGTGTCGTTGTGACCGTGCTGCCAGACAAGAGGGACCACGTCACCGTCGTTGTCTGCGAATGCGTTGTGGCGAATAGTTCGCCCGTCACTGCACCGAATATCGTTCTTGGTCGCCCACCCGGAGAAATCAAACGTCGAATCCGTCATTTTCTTCCTCTTCGGTTGGTTCTTCGGGCGGTGCCATAGAAGCATCACCCATAGGGTTGATGTTCGGGTTACTTAGCGAGTCGCCGACTGGCTCATCGCTTCGAGGGAGACCCAGATAGGATCTAACCTCGTTGGGGGTCATGATCTGGGTGGTGACCATGGCCTGTGCGATCTCCGATACCTTGGCGATCGACACGTTCTGGAACGGGTCACGGAAGTAATCCACGGTTTGACCCTGAGTTCGCGCCGTCTTGGTGATGAACGTCTTGGCCATACTCAACGTAATCTCCGCGACGATTGGTTCGATTGTGCGGTTGTAGTAGTTAAGCATGGTCTGCTCATCGGCAGTGCCATTGAACACTGCTTCAGGCATTCCGAGAGTGTTGTACAACTGCTGCGTCAGATACTTGATCTGTTCGAGCAAGTTGTTCTCCGCCGGACGGTTCAGCTGAGTGAACTTTTCGGCAGCATCCATATAGGCGATGCCGAATTGTCCATTGGACAGCTGACGTTCGACGTCCTTCATCCGCTTTTCAGCTTCTTCCTTACGTCGTTCGGTTCGAACGGTGTATGGGAGCTGTACGATAAGGTCTAGTTTCTTACCTGCAGCAGCGTTGTCAATGCTATCCAGGATCCGGAGCTTGGAACTAAGTCTGGAAGCTAGGGATCCTCGACTAGAGGTGATCGATGCCAGCGGATTCTGAACGACCGCCACGAGACGCTTAGGAAGTTCGACCGGTTCTCGTCGTCCAGTCTTCTCATTATAGACATCTACAATGAGCGAGGACGTCTTGAACTGGGTAATCCTACCAACTCTCAGATTGTATACGTCATATGAATTGGTGCCTACAGGAGCCTTCGAATAATCCGTGGGGACTATTGCAGCGACGCCTTCTTCGAGGATCGTAAGACATAGGTCCTGCATGAATGACCGAGGAGTCTGATCCATGTTCGGTGCAACCGTAAGACAGTCATTAAGACCTGTCGGAAGGTCTTCGATATATGTCTTATCGATTGCGCATCGGACATGTCGAATACTGATCTTGGCCACATCAACCGCAATTTGGTTGAAAATGGTGTCGATGATGTTCGACTGAGGGATATATCGAAGCGGCGATCGATCCATCGGGGTACTAGACCGCAATTCCACGTTAAACGGGGATTGTTTTACCTCCGGATTCATGAAAGCATTCCATGCGTGTGCGAGACGACCCATGTCACCTCCTTTCTATTCGAATTCGTCGCGATTCTGTTTGTACGCCACAAGAGCGTCCATCATAGCCGCGACCGCATCGATCTTTTGATCGGCGCGCTTCTTGTACAGCTTACGGTTGCCGTTTGTATCCGACATGACGATGGAATTACCCATGGCGTAGGACATGAGTTCTTGATCGAAATGCAGATGCCTGTCTTGCGCGAGGGCTTTCAGCTCGCCAAGAGGAACCGACTCGGTTTTGGCGCCCTGGATGACCTTAACAATTCCATACTCGCCGTGTTCAGTACTCCATCGCATGATGAAGTCTTTAGCGTTGTATGGGTCGAAGCCTACAGCCCGAACATCGTACTCATTCTCCTCGATGAACGAAACGACGTCGTCATAGACTTCCATCATGTCCAGGATTGTGCCATCAAGGACGCGAAGAGATCCTTCGCGAATGAAGTGTTCATACTTCTCTCTAGCTGCGCCCGGCAGTTTTAGGTGGGTTCTCGACGAGATGTAGCATCTAGTCTTGACACCGAAGCTATCAGACGTTAGAGGGAAGAGGAATGTGAATGCGCAGAAGTCATCACCCTGTGAAAGGTCGAGACCCATAGCGCACGGCATTCCCCAGAACTCTCGTTGGCGATGGGGCAGCGTCTCCTGATAAGTGAAGAAGTATGTGTAGCCTTCCATCGGGATACCAAATCGCTTAGCGAGGATGTCGTTCCTAGCTTCAGGGACATTCTCGGCACGATTCACGTCGCGCTGATATGTCTCGTACGATACGGTCCTTCCGATGTTTGGCTGAGCCTTCATCCACATGTCAGGATTACCTACTTCACTCACATCATCCAAACGGTAATGCCAGATAGACGTGTGAGGGTCGTAGTACTCGCCCTTTAGGATCTTTGCGAGTTCCATTTTGATGCTGTCACCAACCGAGTTACGGACAGTACCCTCGGAGGAGATAGCAACGATCAACCAGTCGTCGATCTTGGACGCGCCCTGCTCTAGAGCACCAACGACATCCTCTCGAACGTCGCCGGAAAGCCATTCATCGACGGTGTTGATCTTTGTTCTTAAGCCCTGAAGCTTGTCGATCCTCATAGGACGGACCTCGATGAGAGATCCATTCAGAAAGTTCTCAACACCCTTCTTGGTGGACGCAAGCTGCTGACGCATTGCCCGGTTACCAGTGGTGTTTTGCAGAGAACCTACCGTGAGGAATTTGAACAGAGGCCCCGGTGTTCTCGCGACAGCTGTTCGGATCGGAGACAATGTCTCTTCAGCCTGGGCCATTGTTGGGGCTGTTGCAATCTGGTGAGTCGAGGACGAGTCTATGTTGAGAAAGTACGCGTGCAGGAACGCAGCGTACATTGACTTAGCCGCACCTCGAGCCACTATCAGATACTGCTTATTAACGAGCCGCTTCTTGATACGTTTCGTGACATAGCGTCCACCATGCCCATCTTCGTAAGGCTCATACACTGAAAGTTCTTCGAAGTAGAACCATGACAGAAGCGACTCCGCCCACAGTTTGAATGATGGGAGCATCTTAACTGGGGAACCATCAGTCAGAGTGAGTTCCGCCTCACAGTAAGCGATGAACCCGTCAATAGCGGTACTATCGTAATAGTATCGAGGATTCTCGATCAGCTGATCGATCCTGTTCATCTCCTTAGAGACTTCCTGACAGACAGGAATGTCTCCTCGGATTACTGCGTCACGGAACTCCGCATAGTATTTCGGAGTTTCTGTGTTGGACAGCATGGTGGTTACTGAAGGTTTCCAACCGCCGTCTGGAACTGGCGCTCGTATGCGTTGACCGCCTGGTCGAGGAACTGCTGAGCGTACTCTCGGGTTCGAGGTTCGTTTTTAGGCATCCGAATGCCCGTGCCGGTGTAGACGCGAACCGCCTTCACCGCGTAGTCACGGTACCCCTTCAGGAAGTCCTCGTGGTTCTGGTGGTTCTTGTAGTAGTTGAGCGTCTCGTTGGACTCGTTGATCTTACGAATTCGCTTCTTGTGGGAAGTCAGCCGCTGAGGGTCGACAGCGTGGTGACGCTCCTTGGCCGCCTGGTAACCAGCCTTGCGGGCCGCCTCGCGCACGGGGTCCTTTCGGACACCCCAGCGCATACCCTTAACACCGAAATGGGCGAGGGAATCACTTGGGTCGAATCTGGGACCATACATTGTAGATCGATTCTCCCTTCTTAAGGAACATTGAAGACTCGGGATCCTTGATGCGGTTGAACGCAAAGTCTGCGCCAAGAAATGCACTGTTAACAGCCATCGACGCGCCCTTCTTGACCAACTGATCCTCGAAGCTTTGCTTGAACTTGCTGGCGATCCGCTTGGACGCCGATTGGGGTGCGAGTGCCAGGTACTGGCGCTCTAGGTTCGCTCGGGCGATCCGGTTCTGGAGCTCCTGGTTCGACATACTACGAGCCTCTTGCTTTCGGCTCTGATATGGGTTGTTTCGAACCACGACACCTCGACCGGGATCTCGTCGAACGCCCCAACGCATACCCTTAACGCCAAAATGGGCGAGAGAGTTATCGTATGGGTGTGTCAACGCTCATCCTCCATTCGAGTTCGTTCTTGGCCTTAGTAATAGCGTCCTGAACCGTAGCAGAGGCCGACGGATCGAAGAGCAGCTTGGTACTAAGCTTGATGTACATGAGGACTTCTTTCGGAATCGATTCCGAATCCGTATCGGCGGTGTATTCCGGAGTCTCGGACAGGATCTGACCGAGCGTGAATATCGAGACGTCGATATGGGCAGTGATGGCGCCGTCGAATGACGTGTCATCTTCCTCGATACCGAGATAGTCCTTTACGCTTTGGAGTACATTTACCATAGAATTGTGTCTCCTTCCGTACGGACATGACCGACGAACCGGGAGGTCTCCAGTGTTCCGTAGTGAATCGCATTGTGGGTGTCGAGAGACACCGTAATGAGATTCTCCGGATCCAGGAGCGACCTACTTCGGTGCAGGACGTCGTCGGGGGTGATTGGATTGATGTGATGTATGTACAACGCATCAAAAATTTCGTAACCTTCGCACGCGAGGTCTCTTCCGAAATCTCGGGTGATGATATGGTTGCGTAGATCGCGCCACTCCCGGGACGTGTAGAACGTTTGATTCAGATGTCTCTGATGTGCAAACGTCTGTTCTCCAACTACGCCGGTTAGACGCAGGTATCGGTATCGTTCCTCGAAGGATGGTAGCTCAATGCATTCAGAATACGTCTTCAGATCCACCGGAGTACCTCCTCATGGCGTCGACGGCTTCCTTGACAAGCTCCTCGGTGCGCGCAGCAGACGCAATGCTTTCTGCCTTGGCCTTTACGAGCTCGGTTTCCTGGCGAAGCTTCTCTCTTTCGAGCTTGTCGCGTTCGCCAGCCAGCTTGAGGTAGTGATTGATCGTCGACGGCGAAGCCGTACCGTCTCGCAGCTGCTTCTCGGCTAATGTCACTGCGAGATTGATCAGCCTATTCTCCGATTCTTCGGGAGTGCGCGGGGCTTTTGGAGTCCGCGCCACGAGTCTTCGTTCCTTTCGACAGAGTTACCCTGAGTTCTGGGACGTCCTAGAGGAGGACCAACTCTGAAAAATCCTACCGGGAAGAAGCAACCGGTTCTCTAGGACATCTCAGAACCCAGGGTTCGATTTGAAAATATCCCCGCGGGGAAAAATATAAGGGGGCGGCGATGCATGGGGGGAGGGAAATATGCGAGACCCCTCCCCCCCGGTGTCGCTAATCGCTTATCATTTTGTAGTTTCCTGTCGGATTCCACTCCACGATCCATCGAATAGCGTCATCGAACGCATCGTTGACTACAGATTCAGGTAGGTCGAAGTCAATTGGACCAGCGATTCTTGCCACTAACGCATCAGTGTTGTAACCATGATCACGATCGAACCTTGACCACTGTTCGTAGTCGTCAACAGGACTGAACGGATTGTCAGTCGTTGTCAAGTAGAGAGCCATGACACCTCACCTCACTAGCTCTAGTACTGTGCTAGTACTGATGCCTAGGGCGTCAGCTATCTCACTAGTAGTGCCCCCATTACGGGCCATGGCCTTAGCCCTACTAGCTACACTAGCAGACACAGGGGCCTTAGCCTTGGGGATGGCCCTTTCTGAGAGCTTCTCCATGTCGCTATAGCGCACCACGGCCTCCATAGCAGAGGCTGATAGGGCACCTGCCTGGATGGCCTCCCATTGGCGGTCTGTGAGCTCTATGAGGGACTCTTTCCTAGAGGCCCCTGTTCTGAGGCGGGCTGCTGAGATGGCCTGTCTGGAGATCTTTTTATATTCTTCAGAAGACACTTCTCGGTCAGCGGTCTTGGCCTTAATCACCGCATTAGCAATGATCTGGGCCTGCCTTTCACGGGGGGCATTCATGGAAGCCAGCTTAATAGCCGACTTGAGTTCCTCAACCTCAGTGGCATACTTCTTAGCAGCCTCAGGGTTCTTTCTGGGGATCTTTGTAGAAATAAGTTCCCGTCGAGCTCGGTTACCTAGGGACTTCATGTCATTCGAATAATCCGCATAGATTCTTTCCATGGGGCGGTTGCCATCGGAAATGAGATCTCGTGCGTCTTCCGTAATCTTGAGTCTCTCTGTCTTGGTCTGGGCCTTGACAATCCGACCAGTCTTCTTGTCGAGGTACTGGCGACCAGTCTCGACGTACACCTTCTTTCCAGTAGCGGGATCGATCGGACCACCTTCCGAAGCCTTGCGTAGGCGGATCTCATCCACATACACAGGACCACGGGCTCTGGAAATAAGAGTTGCTGCGCCACGACCGCCCTGGTACTTCTTCTTAAGACCACGAATATCGTTGTCCTCTTCAGAAGTCTTCCAGTCGAGACCATGCTTGGGGGCATCGATAACCACCATGGAGTGCCGAACTGCACGGGCAAGTTCCTCAGCGCTCGCACCGCCGAGAGTCATGTCCGTGATAAGATTCGACACCACGCCCATATGGCGACCCTTCTCCTTCTCACCCATCTTCTTCATACCTGGGTAACCAGGATATGCAGCCTTGGGGTCAAAGCCTTGGAGTCCCTTAAGCGGCGGGGATGTCTTCACCTTCACCTGACTGTTGACGGGGATAACAACTACTGTATCTCCGTCGAAGTCAGCTCCGGAAAGACGTTCCGCAACCTTGGGGTGGATACCGATGGCATCCTTGGGGTGCTTACCGAGAACTGCTTGACCGCCCGCGTGCTTGTTGTTAACAGTCACAGTGGGGATCTCGAACGTACCTCCATGAGGATATCGAACGAGACACACGGTCTCACCGTCACGGTAGTCCGGGGCATAGATCTCGGTGGGCTTCAGCGAAGGTACCGGAAGAATAACCTTGGACGACTGGCGGGGTAGAGATGCCGCTTTCAGATTTACTGAATCAGCATCGCATCCATCCGCGAAATCAGTAAGGAGTCGCTTCCGAACCGCAGGATTGTCGAGCTTCATGATATCCATGAACTCGTCATGACGCTTCTGGGCTGCCTTGTCAAGCTGCTGCTTGGCCATGTGGGTGGACTGCTTGGACAGAAACTGGGACGAAAGAGTCTTGCTCCAGTCCTTCCAGTTGCCTTCCTCATTCACAATGTTGAGCGGAGAGAGTTTGTCCTTTCCGCCGTCATTGTAAAATGCCTGACGCTTGATGACCGCACCGAAAGGATTGTCTGGATCATCCTTCAGCTTCTTGAGGGTGTCCATCTTCGGGGTGTCTCGAGTCTTGTTGGTGTTGAATATGACATCGACACCGGGAGGCATGTTATCACTGTAGTGAGCCATACCCTTCAAGTAGTGAGTTCCATCCACTGGAATTCGAACCTGAGCGTAGCTAGCTTCGCCAAGGTTTAGGTCCTTACATCCTCGACGGATTTGGATGGTACCGTCCATAGACGTACCTCCGTCTTCAGCGTATCGAACCTTCAGACGAGACGAATCCAATGACACAGGCTTCTGGATACCAAGCTTCGTACCATCTGGCTTGACCGCGACCCCGAGAGTGTGAATATCCCCGAGGTGTTCCATGAGCTCTCGACGAGTAACCTCGGGAGCGACCAGAACCTTGATGTTGGTAGATTCCTTGGTGCCGACCTGCCGAATATGGGCGTGCTCGACACGGTAGCCTTCAGACTCAAGCATAGCGATGGATGTGTTGAGCTGAGTGGTGCTGACTCCAAGAATAGATTCAACACCCGAGCCGAAATCAACATACTTATGCTTGTCGACCGCGTTCTTAACGAGGTCCGCAGTTGTTCGGGCTGCGTCTTGTCGAGCATCCGCATTAGGCTTCAGGTAGTTACGGACGGTAGACTCGGGGAGTCCGAGCTTCTTACCGATCGCAACATTCGAAAGGTTCTTCTCCTTCAGCTTGAGACAACGAGCCACCTCTTCCGCCTTGCGCTCATTGGCAGCCATTGACTTGGTTGCTCGGAGCTGCGAAGTGGTCATGTCGAAAGCCTTGGCGATCTCCGTTTCGGAGAGGCCTTGCTTCTTGAGGTCAGCTACCATACCCTGGAAGGATACGGAGCGCTGGTACTTGTCCTTACCGGATCCCCAAGGATACCGGCCAGACCGACGAAGAATACCATAGTGGGCGAGTTCCTCAGCCAATGCTGTCCTCCTTGAGTGATTCGATGAGTTGGTCGAATTCCACAACTCGATCCATGATGGAGCGAATATCGCTTGCTTCGGGATTGAGAATCATCACATCATCGTTTTGGTAAATGCGAAGCTCGCTCTCGATGTCGAATGGCGAGATATGGTATTCGAGACAGAAGAACGCTTGATAGATCATGAGCTGATCCATCTTAACGCGTCCGGAGCCTGTCTTAAGGTCGTGGATCCTGAGGAAGTTCTTCTTGTCATCGAAATGAATTGCATCGGCGGTGCCGTACGCATTCATCGAGTAGAAGAGAACTTGCTCGGGGGTCATGCAATATCCGATAGCGTCATTGACGTACCGGTTGAACGTTGCGTTGTTTCGGGGCATTCGAATACGCAGACGAATATGCTCTGCAGCGAGCTCGTGGAGTCGTGTTCCAAGAGCGGCTGCTTGCGCAGTGCGGAACGTAGCTGCCATCTTTTCAGAGTCGTAGTTCAGCCAGCTGTACTTACTAGCCGACAAGATAGCATGTGTTCCACTAAGAGAAGAATACTCGTGAAAGTGCACGGAGTACCTCCTGTTCGTTCTCCGGGTATATGACTGCGCCGAAGGACATGCGGGAGGCTTGCTCCACGTAGTGTTCCTGATTCGGTCGCAGGGGTGCGCTCGCGGAGCGCTTGACTTCCAGGACAGCCCAGTGACGTTCGAACATCACGGTGAGGTCTGGGAAGCCTTGGATGTAGTTCGGGTCGTTCTTGAGAACGATACACCCAGGGAACATTCGCTTGAGCTTCTTGATGAGCTCAGCTTGGTACTTGGATTCCAAAACTAATGACACCTGTTTGCTCCTTCTGGTGTCTGGGGTGTAGTGTGTGAAAATGGCGTATTTTGCCTTTCTCTCCTATTATAGCCCAAGTTTTCGAGCGTCTGGAACGTACTACACCTAAAAGCGGTCTAGAAAAATGTTTGGTCCGGGCAATATGACGATCTATCACAAACTGGATAGAACCTCCACAGTCTTCCCCGGACCCCGAAGATTTGCAGAGGAGTGGCATTCAACTTGGGTGTGACAGTTTTGTGTGACAGTTAGGGTCCACAAGCCTTTATAAAATACAATTTTTTTCTTATACTTAATTAGAAAAAAACTGTCACAACTGTCACAGACAGCGACTTTTCCTTGCAATTCCAACGAAAAGTCCTGTGACAAAACTGTCACAAAACTGTCACACTGTGACACTTTTTTGTCACACTTTGGCCAAAAGTCATACACAACATTGCCCTAAAAGGTAAAGAAATGGTAAAGAAACCCTTTCTGTGACAGTTTTGTGACAGTTTTTTGTCACACCTGTAGTACGTTCCAATTACCCCCAAAATGAGTCTGCGAACACCTTTTCGTTGAATTTCTTCTTCCTCGCGAGGCTTGTTTTGATGCTCTGATCGATAGCAGATTCGCTCTCGAGGAAGTAGTACCAGAGGTTTGTGAAGGGTGTGTTCATCCGATCGATGCGCCCCTCACTCTGCTCCATCACCTTCCACGAGTAGTTCAGAGAGTAGAACACAACCGTGTCTGTTACAGTACAGTTCCATGCCTCCGCTCCACTCGCATACTGCACCAAGTACACCCACCGGTCTCCATCCGGCACCGGCTCGTGCTTGTGTCCATTCCACTCCTTCACAACACACGTGTCGGACAGCTCACGCAGAGCCTCCAACTCGTAGTCGAAGTTGTAGAACACGATAATCCGCGAGCGCTTCTTCAGAATTCCACGAACGGCATCCAGACGATCCCGATCCTGATTCACGCACTTCCGCAAAACATAGCAGAGCTCTCCCGCACTAGCGATAGGCTCTCCCTTATACGGATCGAAGCGCTTCTTCATGATCTCGTTATACTCAGCCACTCGATACCTGACAGGAACGTAAATACGATTCCTCACAGTATGTCTTGCCACTGGCATGTCCACCAGTATTCTCCTTCGCAACTTCTCGAGTCGGTGAACTGCCACAAAGCGCTTGACGCGAGGGTATCGTGCAAAGCGATCCCACACAACGTGGTCCTCGTAGAATTCAGTCTTGTTCTTGTAGAACCCATTCGCGAGAAATAAGGGCACATAGTCCAACCATGTATCTCCAGGGGTAGCACTCAGCAAGATCCACTTGTTGTGTTTCGTGATCTTGAGGAATGCCTTGACCCACTTGCCACTTCCGACTACTCGCTGCTCATCAAAAATGAACACACTATTGCGAACGTCAGAATACTTAGCAATATTATTCCATGAATCAACCGTGATTCCTTCCATTGTAGAGCCTGCCATCGCAAACTCCCCAACCCATTCAAGGCTGTCCCTCTTCCGGGCCGTAGTGATTACCACAATACCCCCGGAATTAGGCTGTTTAAGGGCCCAGGAAGCGCCTACAAACGACTTTCCCGATCCCACACCACCAACGAGCACCTTGCCACTTTTCAGGCGCTCTAAGGCTTCTTCCTGGTGTGAGTATAACTTAGCCATTAGTCAACCAATCTGTCGAAGAATACTTCGAATTCCTTATCGTGATCGATAAGAATCTTCTCGTCCCTCCGTGCATATGACTTCCTAGAATACGCACGATCCCCTGGTACGAGATTTTGGATCGCGTTGTTGTTGCAGTTTCCATCCTTATGGCAAACGAGCATTCCCTCACCCACAGGTCGCTTACGGAACGTCTCGAATACGATCGATGCAACCGTCTTGGTCTTCACACGACCCTGGTAACGGAATTTGACATAGCGCGTTCCCTTCACATCCTGATACGGAAGCTCACGCAGAGAATCGGTCAGACGAACCCGACCGTCGGGATGTGCCTGGAGGTTTGTGTACTTGTAGTGGGTGGTCCAACCCATCATAACTCCTTCGAAAAAAGAGAACCCAAGTAGGCCTTGAAGATCCCGAAGGACCCCCAAGGCCTACCTAGTATTCTAGTATTGAACCGACGACAGCATACCGATATCTGCTCGAGTCATCTGCGTATGAGAGTCGTAGGCGTCGTGGGGGATCCCGTTTCGATCAATCGCCACGTACTGGTCTCCGACATGAGAAAATTCATGCCAAAGCTGGCCAGCGTTGTCGAAAATCGAGAAAGTGTTCTTAACCACCATTTGACAGGCGGTTTCGTACTCTCTCTTAACAGACCAAGCAGGATTCAGATTGGCTGTAAGATTGATGAAATCCTTGACAGGGTATCCAATGTACTTGCCAGATCGGAATACGTAGGTTCCAGTTTCCATGATTGCTCCTTTTAGTTTTCGCTTCTTGAGAACAGAGTTGTTTGGGGTGCCCCTGAAGATCCCGAAGGACCTCCAGGGGCCAAGGAATGCTACTTCAGAAAGCGGTATTTACCCGCATTCTGAATGGCCGTTGCAGCATGTACTGCTGTTACACGCCCCGTACGGAATTCGGCAAGCTCTCGAGCCGCCACCTCCATGTCAGTCTGCGATTCGAAGAAATCGAACGGCACACCGTCATCCGTGAGAATAAGCCACTGCTCTTCCACGCGATCGAACATATGCCAAGAACCCTCAGGGCCTTTGACATGTACGGTGTCAACGGTTGTAACACCGTCTCGCCAGATCGTGATGCGGGAAATACTCCACCCACTTGCGAGATGTTCAGCAATCCAATCAGGATCGCGCAGGCTGTATCCGACGTACGGATGGTTCGGGAAAATGTAACGAACGGACATGCTTCTTCAGTCCTTTCACTTCTTGTTGTAGAATTCCTTGAGTTGGGGTTCGGTGGTGATGTAGAAATTCTCACCATCCTTGACAATGAGGTGTCCGATGGACGCGGTCTCACCGTTGACATAGACCTCGACGAGTGTCTGGCCTGACTTCTGAATGGTGAGTCGGCCACCCTGACCAACCCACCCCACGATATCGGCGAAGTCCTCGAGCGAGACCTCCACGACATCGACGCCAGTAGACTTCTTGATCCAGGTTTGCAGATGTAGAGCCATTCAGATCACATCGGTCCATCGGGCGAAGTGGAGAGGGAGTCGGTCTTGAACCCCTTCATGAGCTCGTTGTACTCTGGGGTGTCCTGCTTCGCGGTCTGCAGGTAATCGGGTGCACCGAGAATCTTGAGGATCGTTTCGGAACGGTTGTTACCCTGCTGAGCAAGCGCCTCTGCCCAACCCTTGCCTCCACGCGGGTACCACGTACCGAAGACAACATCATTGGGGTCGGTCGTCTCGATTCGACGGTCACCGATGAAGATGGTAATGTGGTAGTCACTACCGGACTCATGACCAAGCTCTCGACGGTAGCGGACCTCAAATCCGATCTTGTCAACCGTTGCGAGTCGGGGTCGGAACAGGTCATCGACGACGTACGCGTCGAAGATCGGAGCGGTAACGGTACCGTCCTCGAGCTCCTTGATCTGATTCATGATTGCCATGTGAACCTCCTACAGTTCAATCAGTTGGTTGGCAGCGCTACTCCAGATTCGAATAACGCCATTGTTGGCCGCCTGCGTCTCACAAGCGGTATCCAGCTCCTCGAGATAATCCTCGACAAACTGGAGGGCTTCATCGCGCGTGTCGAATGTGACCGCGCTTTCGGTATACCCGTCTTCGTCATTGCCATGACAGACTTGGACATTCCATCGGATATCATCCATGGTTACTCCTGTTGGGAAATAGTAATTGAGATGGTTCGACCATCTAGAAATGCACGATTAGCGAGTCGTGCGACGTGTTGCTGGGCTTCCTTCGCAGTGTCGAAAGTAGTCCAGACCGTTGGGCGAGAAGGAAGACTTGTGTCCTTCTCCTCGCCCTTCAGCCAGACATCGTACCAAACGATGTACTTCATCGAGTCTCCATGTCAGCGTAACGAGATGCGAACTCGTCAGCTTCGATGGTGATGTAGCCGGTCTTGAGGTAGTTCGAGAACCCGGTGTTCCCGTTCACGTCATAGAAGACAGGCGTGATCACCAGATCCGCACGGACAATATCCGCGGAATCCAGAACACCAACAGTCTCCTCAGACAGCAGCGTCTTGACTCCGTCCTCGACCATGTAGATCTTGGGCGGCTTGACATCGAAGCGGACCTTGACAGCGATGTAAGGACGCTCCGGATCGGGGTTGCCGTCGACATCCTTGGAGTACTTGACGTTGATACCGTCAGCCTCCATCTGTGCTGCGAACTCCGGCGGAACCTCGCAAGCGAAGGTACGAGCTCCCGTGCGGTTGTACTTGTCGGGCTGACCCGAGAAGTTGCGGAAGAAAATGCGAGTGTCGGACAGAACGATGTTTTCGAGTCGGGGGTTTGCCATGATAGTAGGCCTCTTTCCGTGAGTTGTAGATTATCGTGTGAATGTGACCTGGAATGCGGTGTCCAGGAAACGGGTGAGGGTCTCGTCCTCAGTCTGGGGCGCTGAAATACAGCGGTTGATGGATTCTTGCTCATCGCGACGGCCATGCGTGTTGTAGGACTTACGCCGATGGATGAGAGTGGGGTAAGAGTTACCCTTGCGAGATCGGACCGTAGACAGCTCGTACGTCTCCTTGACGTAGCGTGCGTGCTTACAGGTCTTCTTCTCAGCGATGACCTGGCGCTTGACTCCGAGAGATTCGAAGTCGATCGGGTAGATGTGCCAACCCGAGTTTAGCCACATAGATCCGTCACTCAACTGTTGGATGTGCGTAGTCCCCATTGTTTTCGCCTTTGTTGTGATGGATCTCTGAGAGTTTTCGGAATGCGCGTTCGAAATCACCCTTCAGGGCGAAGACGGTACCATCAGAGATATGGTACTCATTTGCGAATTCGTCTAACATATCGAGAGCCTGATCGTGCAGAGTCCGAAGCTCTTCCTTCTGACGCTCGTAGTGATTCAATTCGTGTACGCTCCTTCGTGCGAACTTGCTGCATCTCCTTGTAAAATGCAGTCCAGAGATCGGTGATCTCCGTTTGATTTCGATCGGCCCAATATGCGTTCGTCAAAGCCCACGTAACGGCGGCTGTGATTCCTATGAGGATGAATGAGGTCATGCCGCAAACTCCTCATATGAACCGAACTGCTCGATCTGTTCTCGAGCCTTCTCGACGAGATCCTCGGAGTACCGAGTATCGATCTCTGAGATATGGTCGAGACCCAGAACGACTGACGCCTCCTTCCAACGATATCCCTTCGTACCATTGACTGCGTCTTTAATATCGCCATTAGCGCTCTTGCGCAAAGCGATACCACCTCCACAGTCGGGCTTGACGGGAACGAACTGTCCGACCTTACCCACGAAATGCAGGTAGTGGTCATCGGGGTTCGCCTCGTTGAAATCGAGGTAGATAGCAGTCTGAACTGCTCGAGTCTCAGCGTAGTCATTCGGTGTGATCTCTTCCTTGCTGAACAAGGACTTGAACACCACCGGATGAGCGAACTGAGCACCCGTAGCTGTCCAACCACCACCGTGCTCCTCATCGTACTTGGCAATATAGACTGCGTCGTTCACGAGGGCCATACGATCGTATGTCGCCTCATGTTCGAAATCGTAGCCGTACTTCTTGCCAAAGTCGATGACAGCCTGAATAACCTCAGGCGTGGCATTCGGAATCTTAATTGAGTCCGTCTTAATATGAGCGACGGTGTAACCAAGTTCCTCCTGCACGTAATGCTTGAGGTCGATCATGAACAAGGCTCCACGCTTCGCGACAATGTTGTCGACGTTACGCGGGTCCTTACATGGGTTGTCGAACTTGGCGCTCGTCAGACCGTATACAGAGTTGATAACGATCTTCAGAGCAAATGCCAAGGCATTCGTGTCGACACCTTCCTGAATAAGCGGCATGAGCGCTCCATCGAAGAGACCTTCGAGCTTGTCGAGCTCATTATGCTTCACCAGGATACGCGCTTTCTTAATGTCACTGAATCGCTTGGTGTAGGGCCCAAACAGGTTCAGCTGCTCGAGAGACGTCGGATGCATCGACGCGACATCCAGTAGAGCCACGTTGTGGTGAATTCCAGGCTCTGCGTAGACGTAGCCGCCTTCGCCAGTCACCTCTCCACGATATGTGGACTTGAAACCGTCGAATTGGTATCCCGGGAACATCTTGGAAAGATCCGTGTAGACGAAATCCTTCTGAGGGTTCTTCTCCGTGCCGAAAATGATTCGACAAGTGTGAGAGTTCGTAGAGTGGTTCTCTGTGAGTCCGGAAATACGGGCCAGCATCTGACGGGCAGTCCAGTCGTCCTGGAGGTGATCGAATACTGCCTCCGTGGCGTCCACGTCGTTATCGCAGTAATCCGCCACCCTGTCCCACAACTCTTCCGGAACCGGCTGATCCCAGTCAAGGTCGAGTTCCTGGTGCTTCAAACCAAGTTCGATCTCCCACTTCTTCAGACTCTGCTTCTTCGAGGAGAAGTCGTAGACATCCGCGTATGAGACATTGTACGCCTCAGCGAAGAATGAGTTCGGACTCTTGTCGATGATCCTCTTCGAGGCCATGTACAGTTCCTTGTTGTTATACCCCAACGTAGCCGCGTAGATAATATGATTGTCGTAGCGACGGTTGTTGAAGCCAACCAACTTGGCGCCCAGCAGAGTCTTGACCTGTTCGGCAGTGGGGTTGATAAGACGCAGCTTGTTCTTATCACCACGCTTCTTGTAACAGATCACGAAGAGATTCGGGAACACCTCGATGTCGAAGAAATAGATGTCTCCGTCAGCGACAGGAGCCACCGGTTCTTCCGAGTCGTTCTTGAACTTCATCTGCTGGACCAGCTTCAGGCAGTACTGAGCGTGGTGTGTCGATCGCATCGCGAACGCAATGATGGAATTCCTCGCATCCGTGACGTCATACACCAGGCCGCTCTCCGCAGCGTCATCAAGAATCTTCTTGATGAACTCCACCGAAGGCTTGGTCCCGGGATGTATCTCCTTGCGGAGGTTCCGAGCAATAAGGTTTCGAAGACCTTGCTCTGTCTTGACTACGTCTTCGCGGATCACCTTCGGAGCCTTCCTAGGGAGATCATCCGGCGCAGTTCCGACAGACATTCCATTCGAAACCAGGTACTTACGCCTGAGGGCGGTTTTGCCGGTAAATCGTTTGATCTCGATTCCCGGAGCATACTCCTTAGCGTATTCGAGCTCGGGGTCTCCCAGTAGGTAATGGAGGTGAATTCCTCCTCCGGAACGGGAGGTCTCGGCGTACGTCGGAGGCCACTTGGACGCTTCTGCCAAGTTTCGCTCACGAGATTTGTTACCGCTTGGATCTTTAAGATCGAAGTCAATAACAACCATGTTCTCAGGTATCTGAACATAGTGTTCCTTGGTTGTGTCTAGATCTTTCAGAGTTGTCGTGACGTCATCCCATCGCTTAGCCGGCTTGCCGTCCTTCGCATACTGCGCAGGGCAATCAGCATATAGATCGTCGATGACGCTTGGGCATTCCGTCAGCTCGATGGTGTACTGCTGTTCCGGGCTCTCAACCAGATTCGCCTGAGCGAACTTGTCTGTCTTGAACCCGGAATATACGTTCCTGAACTGCTTACCATCGATTCGAGTACGATCGTGGAATTCCAGGAAGTAGTTCTTCAGTTCCTCACGGAACCTGTGACGCGGCAATACATACTGCACAGACGCCTGTTCGCAATATCGCTTGTAGGTCTCATACGCAGAGTTGAGAGTGATGAACTCAGCACCCTCGAACTCGAAATACGAGTCCTCAACGAAGTTGTAGAACACGTCAGTCTTGTACATCATCTGCAGAGGACGGTAGTCCTTGTAGTACGTCTTACCGAGGTGCTTGAAGACTTCCGCACAGTAATATGCGATAGCTCCAAGCTCTCGAGAGACTCCGTCCATGAGCTCAAGATACTCTGAAGGAGTGATCTTGTTACCTGTGGGCGAAATATCGATCAGACGTCGGATGATGCCAGACTGGGCATCTGTGATCTGCACCGGCTTGTTCGTAGCCATGTACAGAAATGAGTCGATCCGAGTCGTATACGTCGGCTTGAACTTCTCGTTAATTTGCATCTCTTCATGGGAGATGATCGAATTAAGCTGAGTGTTGTCGTCGATACGACTCAGATCGCCATCATGCTGGAATGCGACAATCGGGTTTGTCTTAAACGCTGCAGCTGCGAATGCATTGTTTGACTTGGCAAGAGACGCTGCATCAAACGCTGTGTAGTAGCCCTCAAAGAGCTGCATCAGAATATTGATGAGCGTCGACTTACCAGATCCAGGCTTGCCGTACAACACAACGAACTTGTCCAGAGTGCGTGAGGCACCCGTGACAATGGCGCCGATAGACCATTCGATCTTACGACGCTCTTCTTCGTCATACAGCGTGGAAATAAGACGATCCCAATTGTCATGAGATCCTTCCGCGAGCGCATAGGGCAGACGACGAGTCGCGTAGGACTCCTTCCGCACCTCAGTGTTCGCGAATGTGAGTTTCCGGTCCAGTGGCCTGACTGTGTCCGGCATGGAGGAAATCCAGTTGCGATAAGCGGTCCAGCTCTTAGAGGAGTAATCCCCCAGGAACTGAAACCGCGTACCGCCTTGATAGGAACCCTCGAGAGTCTTCGCGAAATCACGAAGCTCTCGATCGATGAGCTCGACTACTCGAAACTCATCTGTGTTCCATAGACCCTTCTCCTCGTCCCACACAGCTACGAACGAGCCTCCCTGAACGAGGATATCGGTAGACCTTGCGACCCTAAAGTCGGGGTAGATCTCCACAACCCCATTCTTCGAAGCCCGCTGGCGCGGGGTAACGAAATCCACTGCTTCTCCTAGATAATATACTTCTCCTGAACGCACCACATGGATAGCTGGTCAAGAAGCGACGTTTGCGCCGGGTCGATAAGGCCTCGACGATTCGGGAATATACCACCGTGGCCAAACCGATCGTAATTCCGCTCTACAATATCGCGAACCGTAGCGCTAATGGTTTCACTGTCGGTATTGTAGTCGATGCCGAGGTTCCTCATCAGAACCCTGAACGCGGTGGCAGGAGTGTCGTCCCTACCACCAATAGTCGCATCCATTTTGCTAGCGAGAACTACGAGCACCTCGAGCATTGTTGCGTAAATCGGGTCGTCACCGTCATATACGTAACCAGTCTCATACTCGTAGTAATCGCGGAGTGCTTTGCCATCGGACTCCAGATTACCGTCCAGCGGAATCCACCACTGGAATGCGATCTCATGAAGGACCTCGCATTGATCGCGAAGGTAATCTGCGCCGACAAGTCGGAGAAGGTATTCGAAATATCCCTCTCCTGTGATCATTCGGAATCGTCGTCTCCCGTGTAGTAGTAACCCGGCAAGTCGATGTCTTCGACCCAGTCGATATCGAGAAGGTGCACGTGAAGGTCCATGCGAAGCTTGTGATTCCTCACAAACACGTCATGAGGGTCTGCACCATAGGCGCCACCACTCTTCATGGCTTCGGAACCGATCAACTCTTCGGCGGTTTGCTTCATTCGGTTCCCGTTGTCATCTGCCACTACGTTATCGTTGACGTAGCAGTCGACTTCGAAGAACTCGTAGCCGAGCATTCCTTCCTGGAAGGTTTGCGGGTCGAGGATCTCGATGTTGGGGTTCTCCGAAGGCTTGTACTCGAGAGCTTCCTTCTCTTCCTTCTTCTCGTACATGGACGTGAGCTTGTCGATGTTCTCACGGTATTCCTGGAATGCGCTCTTCTCGACTTCGTCGACGCGCTCCTCGATCTCCTGGTCCATCTTGCGCTGAAGACGGTCGGTGATCAGAAGATATGCGACCGCCACACCCGTGACAAGACCCGCGGCGAAGGAAATGACAAGATTAGATTTCATTGACGATCTCTCCATCCACGTTGAAGTCGAGGAGGTAGTTTGCCACCTCGCGACGACGGGAATCGTCCCAGAAGCGGATGCGGTGACCCTCGATATCGCCGAAGGACACATAGTGATCGCCGTCACCCTTCTTCCAGAGCCAGCCCACAACCTGAGAAGCGGGCGTGCGAGGAATACCGAGAGCGTCGTAGACGTCGGACAGGAAGAGGTAGCCACGAGTACGCAGCAGATCGTTCATGTAGTTGAGCTGAGCGTGGATGTTCAGCTCGGTGATGTCATCCGAAGGATCCCAGACACTGGAGGTCTCGTCGATGATGCGAGCGTACGGAGAGTACTCCGGAATAACGGACTCGGCCATATTGTCGTACTCGAACGGCTCATCCGTGAACACGACGTCGTCGAGGATCTTCTCCTCAACCTTCTTCATCGACTCCTCGCCAATGACAGAAGCGACCGACTTCTTGTACTTGCGGTAGGAGGTGTCCAGAGCAGCGTACGCAGCAGCAAGGCCAGCGATACGCTTCGACTGAATCGAGTGACTCCACCAGAAGGCAGCGATCGAAGCCACACCAAGAGCGATCGTGGGAGCGTAGTGCTTGACGGTCTTGGTCACGATGCGGCTGTAGCAGACGATGCGGTCCTTACGGAACTCATCCTCAGTGTAGTGCTCGTTGCGCTTCATGAGGTTGGGGCCATCCGTGATGACCATGACCTCGTCTGCGATGAGCTCCTTGTAGGTCAGAGTGGCTCGACTTGCCAGGACGGCAGTACCGACGAGACCAACTGTGCCGGTAGCAGTGAGAATTGTGGGGGCGTGCTTAACGACGACTCGTGCGACGTTGTGGAAAATAGACATGATGTCCTTTCAGAGTTGAGATTGAATGTTATCGTTTGAGAGACTGGGGCTCGTCATGCGTGAGCATGAACCCGTCTCGAACCTGACGAACGTTGAATGAACCCATGTCGGTCCATCCCCAGTTATCGTCAATGAAGTTGGAGGACGCCCCAATAAGGGCATTCAGGTCAGCCAGAGAGACCTGACCGTACTGGTCGATGAGATCACTCATTCGATCGATGACGTCGTTGGCGTCAGAGCGCGTGTCGAAAATAATCTCGTTACGATCAGGTTCCGCGTGACGTGCAGAGCGAAAGGGGCGCCTTTCAGAAGAACGATCGCGCCTATCTTTTGGGCGAGAGTATCCCGAGTAATCGGAATATCCAGACCGCGATCGCGAGGGTCGAGTATCGCCTCCATAGAGCATGGATTCGATACCGCGAGTGACCGTGTCGGAAATAAGGTTCTTGACCGTGGGGATGATGACATCCCAGAGAACCGTCTCGCCGACGCTCTTAGCGTCTTCGCGGATGATCTCGCCGACAACCTTCTTAGCAGTCGACTCCCGCTTGACACGGGCTTTAGTCACCTGAGTGATTTCTTTTCGTTCCTTGGTCTTGTCCGAGTTACTCGGATACGAGCCCTCAGGCCTAGTGGGTACGTTCATGTTGCTCCTTCAGAGAGAAACCCTAAGCCCCCTGTAATATTACAGAGGGCTCAGGGCTTGAGGTCAGACTACTTCGAGTCTTCTTCGTTTTCGTGCAGTTTCTCCTTGAACGTGTCAATGAACTGCTGGGTCGCGCCCTGGATAGTCCTAGTCACACGATCTTCGACCGTCAGCGACAGCGCGGTGACACCAATAAAACTAACGAGGGGGTTAATTGGTGCAGCGGCGGCGAGGACGGTGCGAAGGGTCGTGCGAACTACGACTCCAGAGCAGAATGATGCAGCGAGTCCAGTGAGGTACGCAGGGGTGAAATCTTGCTTATTCACGAGAGTTCCTTTCGGATAGTATGGGGTCTCATTATACCCCCAGTTATCCCTGCGAAGCCTCATCCGTGAGCTTGGAGACGGCTGCGTCGGCGACCTCGGGGGCAACATCGTACTTGACGAGGTACTCCTTGACCTCATCGCCGGACTCCTTGGTGTTCTTCTTGGCGAGCTCGAAGACCTTCTTCGGGAGAAGACCCTCAATGAACTTGCCGAGATCCGTAGAACCGTCGATGAAGGTGAGGATGACCTCGTCGTAGGCGAGACCCTCAGTGAAGTTCTTCAGAACCTCCGGGCTCTTGACGAAGCGCTTACCATCATCCGAACGCTCGCCATAGGCAGCTTCGATGATGTCGCGCATGAGCTCGAAAGCCTCCTTTCCGTCCTCAGTCTTGGTGAGCTTGGCGATGCGCTGAGTGAGCGGAACATCCCACTTCTCCATGTCCTGGAGTTCCTTGATGTTCAGGTGGAAGTAGAGGTCTTCAGTCTCGAGATCTCCATCCCAGTTCTGGTACTGGACGGTGAGCTTCTGCATTGGTATGCCTTTCTTGTTGGTGTTGAAAAATAAAAAACCCTAACACCCGGTTAAGGGTGCTAGGGTTTTGAGGTCAGTCTTCAGTGGTCTCGGGGTTTTCGATGATCTGCGTGAGAAGGAGCGTTCCGTCTTCGAGTTCTTCGATCGTACCTTCGAGGGCGGCGTTCTTGTCGATCACGATCGGATCAACATCGTCGTCAGAGTCGGAAGAGATCGCGACGGCTACTGCACCAGCAGCGGCGGTAACAATACCGGCGATTGCATAGGGCAGAGCCTTCACGAAGAACTTCTTGATCTTGGCGGTGTTGACCGAGATGATCGGAGAATCGTCTTCGATGAGGTTGTCGGAGTCGATGGGGAGGTTCTTTTCAGCGGACATGAGAGTTCCTTTCAGAGTTGTGAATATGTCTCATTATAGGACATGTTTTTCTTGCGTGGTCAGTACTGGTGACGGAACCAGTCAGTCACAGGAGCGGGATTGAACGCCATGAGAAGAGCCGGAGACTCATCGGCGAGCATCGTAGGCGTGAATTCAGCCTCGATTGTGGTCCCGTTGGACCATCCGAGCTCATCGCCCATCGAAATCTGTTCGAGTCCGAGGCACTGGTAGAGCTCGTTCAGGGAGACCGAGGAAATACCGTTGATCAGATCAGAGTTGATCCGATTCAGGACCTTCTGAACCTTCGTGATGGTGGAAGGGAAGACCCTGCCGGAGTATGAGTCGGAAATAAGAACGTTCTCACCCGTGATGATCACGCTCTTGTTCTCGGGGCGTTCAAGGTTCTCCTCGATAACGTCTCGGGCAATCGCCGAGCGGGTGTCGGTTCCCTTCTTACCCGTCAGCTCCTTGACGCGATCCTCGTACTTCTCGAGGACGTCCTGAGAGACGGTGTATGCAGCAGCCATAGCCGCGTATCGGCGCTCGCTGAGGACAGTACCACCGATGATGGCAGCGGAGGTTGCGGTGATGGAAATGGCTGCAGGAAGGTAGCATGTCCAGGTCAGACGGAGGGCATCCGTGAACTTCCACCCTCCCTCAGGGAACTCCTCTCGCAGGAGATCCATCGCCTTGACGTGCGCCTTACCGGAGGTGATGGCCGTACTGATGACTCCCGCGAGCGCAGATGCTGCGAGAATAACCTGAGAATTGTTCTTGATGAACGCCCCGGCGAGACGTCCGTAGGTCTTGAAATCGATGTTGATCATGTGTTTATCCTTTGTTATCGATTCAGTAGGTAGAAAATGGTTACGATGGGGACCATGACCCATAGCCCCACCGCAACCCACATCAGAGTATCGCTACTCACTTGTTGTCCTCGCGCTTGTTGAGCCACTTCGCGAGGAAGTATCCAATGACACCTCCAGCGATTACCTTACCGTTGAAGATGGAGGTGATGGCGTCGAAGATCGTGAGGAACACGATGAGGCCGACCAGGACGAGGAAGAGGAAAATGAGCGTGAGCATTATGCTCTCCTTTCAGAGTTGGGTTTTGTTGAGTTCTGACATGCTGATGAAGAAGGTCTCGGTGCCAGCCCATGTTCTAACGGGACTTACTTCGTATCCGACGGGAACGTTCATAAATACGAAGCAAGCGTGGAAGCATGGAGCTGCTCCGGCATTGTAGAGATATGTTGGGAGCACCACTGCGCGATTAAGCTCCCATGGAATACCTTGGAGAGGTCCTTTGAGATCTCTCTCTCATAGAGAACCCTCATTAGACCCGTAGCCGGATCTTCGAATACGAGATCTCGTCTAGGATCTGTATGGTCTCGTCGGACCATTGGATAAGTCGGAATTATGACCGTGGAAACCCTACTCGGATCTTCACTAGCCCGGGCCGTCCTATCCAAATATGTAGTCACCCTGAACGCATCAATGTGA